GTGACAATGTTGCAATGACAATTGCGTCTTCAACAAGATATGTTGCAATTGGTAATACAAGCCCTGCAACTCCTTTTCATGTTACAGGAGGCCCTTCAGGTACAGGGGGTTGGAATAAAACAGCTACTTTACAATCGACATTCCCAATGTTGATATTTAACAGTAACGCTACTAAGTGGGGAGGTATCGGATATGATTATTCAGGAGGTATGGCAATTTGGGTAAATGCTACAAGTGATGATATATCATCTGTAAGCACTGCAATATATGTAACAAATAACAGAGAAGTATTAATTAATACAACAACTGATTCAGGAGCGTATCCTTTACAAGTAAGTGGTGCAACATATTCTTCGGGTGGATTCTTTGAGTCATCTGACTTAAGACTTAAGATAATATTAAATAGACACGAATCTCAACATTTTGATGCTATGGAGTATAAGTGGAAAGATGGAAGGGATGATAAAATACATTGGGGATATGCAGCACAAGAAGTCATGCAATGGTTGCCTGATGCCGTAAGTGGAAGCGAAGACAAATTTTATACACTTGACTATAATCAAGTACATACATACAAAATTGCAATGCTCGAAAAACGTATTGTAGAATTAGAACAACAACTTAAAAACAAATAAAAATGAAAACAATTCAACCTACTCAAGTATGGTACAGTGGACAGGAAGTAGAAGCTACTATCCTTAATGTTTTTTGTTCAGGAGACAATCTTCAAACTTCAGCTACGTTCAATTATGAATTAATGAAAGAAGTAGTTTACGATGGTATTCCTAATCCTACTGTTAGGGTTGTGGGGCTTGTTGGTGGAAACATCTCCATGACAGGAGAAGCTTATGACAATTGGGATACAAATGAGTATGCTTACAATTGGGTAGCTGAGCAACTTAATCTTGTTATAACAGGAGAGTATGTACCTCCGACTCCTCCTCAGCCCGAACCTCCTCAACCTGAAATAACAGAACCTAACGCATAATTATGGCTTGGAATGATTTAGCAAATAATCAGTGTGTGTCTCGTAGCAATTTATCAAATGCTATTAGTAATGGCGTGTTCCAACAAAAGGGTAGCTTTACTTCTGATGGCAGAGAGATAACAAAGTCTACAGCAGCTAATTATATATACTTGAATCCAAACAAAGCTTCTTATGCAGCTAAGTCAAGCAATCAACTTGTTGTGAAATCTGATTTGCAGGCTTCATGGGCTTATTGCATGGGATATGATTCAAGCAGCAAGAGTCAGGCTTGTATAGATTATGACGCTTATTGCGGATGCTTTGATTGTTAATTAATAGATATGGCACTTACTATATATACTTTGTGTAATCCGATAACGACAAGTTGTACGTTATATACCAATGAAGCACTTACTACTACTGCAAGTAATGGTGAGTATTCTGATGGAATAAATGTGTATACAGTTACAGGTGGTGCAGGAGTTGTATCCGCAGTACAGGCTTGCACATCATCTACTGATTTGTTTATATATGCTAAGTACGTAAGTACATCAGCAAGTTTGGCGTATAGTGTAAATGGTGGTAATAAAGTAAATTTAGGAAATGTTGGTTCCGGTACTTGTACATTTTTTGCCACTATTACAGGATTATCAAATGGAGATAGCATAGAACTTTCAGGTGTAAATGGAGAGTCAGTTGGAGGAGATAGCACGGGTTGTCCATCTTCGGCAGGAGGATGTTCATATTTTATTACTATATCTACAGGAGCTAACTATGCTTATGTTACTATAAATGGAAGTATTATCTGCTAAAATTTAATAAAATGGCAAACATTAATTCTTACGCAACAGACAACAACGTAACCTATGCTGATAAACTGATCGGCACAGACGCTGAAGACAGCAACAAAACAAAAAATTTTACAGTGGGAGATATACTTGCTCTTCCATTACCAAACGTCCCCGTGTATGCGAATAACGCTGCCGCATTGGCTGCAGGGTTGGTAGCCGGGAATGTTTATCGCATAACAGGTACTGATTATCTCGGTGTAGTTCACTAACTTTACAATTAAATTAAATCAAATTGAATGGACATAAGGAAAATATCGGTAGGGCCCGACTACAAGGGAGGTGCAATGCACTACCTTGTTGGTCAGAAGGTTCTTAATGATACATACGAGATACACCTCATAAAGTTTGAACCACAAGTAGGTTCAATTAGAATTTATATTATAAACGAAAAGCAGGAGGTGCTATTGTGGAAGGAGTTCAACCACACTATTCCTTTTGCCATCGAATATAATATAAACTACTGATGCAGTCTCTATTCAACTTTATTGTAAAGCCACAAGAAGGAACAAGGTATTCCAACACCAAGCAGGTAGGTGGCATCGACTTAATTATAAACACTTCTGAAGAGGACCACAAGTTCTCTAACCGCTATGCTATAGTGGAAGAGGTTCCCTATAAATATGATGGACCTGTTAAGAAAGGTGATACCCTTCTTGTGCATCATAACGTATTCAAGTTTTATAACGACATGAGAGGCCGGCAGAAAAGCGGTCGCTCTTTCTTTCGTGATGACGTGTTCTTAATTGATCCCGATCAATTCTTTCTATATAAACAAGATGGCAAGTGGCATACCTATGACAGGTACTGCTTTGTAAAGCCAATCCCTGCTACTGAATCCTACATCAAAAAGCCATTTACCCATGAGCCTCTTATGGGAGAGATGGTATACCCTAACGCATATCTTGTTTCACAAGGTGTAGGTCAGGGCGACAAGGTTTGTTTCAAGCCTGATAGTGAGTATGAGTTTGAGGTAGATGGTGAGAAGCTGTATAGAATGTATGATCATCAAATAACGATTGTGCTATGAAAGATGTAAAAGAACTTAAGACCGATATAATTGCTGCAGGATACCGGGCAGTTGAGCAGCTCATCAAGGTGGCTAAGGAAGATATTATCAAGCCTGATCCGGATGATGAGCTTGCGGCTGACAGGTTAAAGAATGCAGCAGCAACTAAGAAGCTTGCCATCTTCGATGCTTTTGAGATTTTAAACAGAATAGAGGCAGAGCGAGAAGGACTCGAGATGCTTGAAAACGGAGTAAACAGAACAGATACAAAACAAGGATTTGCAGAACGAAGGTCTATATCGGGTCGTTAAAGACCATGTGCCACAGAATGCCATATCAAAAAAGAACGGAGTACGGTCTTGGAAGTATGGGTATAACGAGCAGTACGATATGGTGGTTATCTCCAAGACAGGACAGATTGGACAGATCATAAATATCGAAGGGCTAATTATTGCCCTACCGGCAGTACCAAAGGAGTGTTATAGCAGAGACTCAATTTCTTCTGAGCAGTATTGGGAGCGCAGGGATTTACCAAAAGAACTATCTAAGATTCAGTCTATCTTCCAATGGAACGAGATGCCTGCCGAGTTTAAGAACCGGTGGGTGGATTACATTGAGCAGGAGTTCGACTATCGTGAAAATGGCTTTTGGTTTATGAATAATGGTAAGTCATGCTATGTTACCGGATCTCACTACATGTACTTACAATGGTCAAGTATTGACGTAGGCTATCCTGATTACCGGGAGGCCAACAGGATATTCTTTATCTTTTGGGAGGCGTGCCGGGCAGACCCAAGGTGCTTTGGTATGATATACCTAAAGATCAGACGTTCAGGCTTTTCCTTTATGTCTTCCTCAGAGTGCGTTAATTTAGCCACTCTTGCCCGGGACTCAAGGATAGGTATCTTGTCTAAAACGGGTGCGGACGCCAAGAAGATGTTCACAGACAAGGTGGTGCCAATCAATAGCAGGCTGCCATTCTTCTTCCGGCCGATCATGGATGGTATGGACAAGCCTAAGACTGAGCTTGCCTACAGAGTACCGGCTTCAAAGATTACTAAGAAGAACATGACCAACACTGCCGAAGGAAGCGGTGTCGATGGTCTCGACACCACGATAGATTGGAAGAACACTGAGGAGAACTCTTATGACGGTGAAAAGCTACTGTTTCTTGCGCACGATGAGAGCGCAAAGTGGGTAAAGCCAAACAATATCCTGAACAATTGGAGGGTAACAAAGACCTGTCTTAGGGTTGGTAGCAAGATTGTGGGCAAGTGTATGATGGGGTCTACCTCAAACGCTCTAAGCAAAGGGGGAGATAACTACAAGAAATTGTACGAGGATTCGTCCGTAAATAATCGGAACGCTAACGGGCAGACTAAAAGCGGACTCTATTCCCTATTTATTCCTATGGAATGGAACATGGAAGGGTTCATTGATATATACGGTATGCCGGTATTTAGAAAGCCGACAGAGCCTATTCGTGGTGTAGATGGGGGGATGATTACCAACGGAGCCATAGACTATTGGGAGGCTGAGGTTGAATCACTTAAGAGTGATGCCGATGCGCTGAATGAGTTCTATCGTCAGTTTCCTCGCACTGAAAGCCATGCTTTTCGTGACGAGAGCAAGTCTGCTATATTCAACCTGACCAAGATATACCAACAGATTGACTATAATGATTCTCAGATTCCTGAGCATACCTATACACGTGGTACCTTTCATTGGAAGGACGGGGAAAAGGATACCAAGGTGGTATGGACCCCGGACCAAAGAGGCCGGTTCCTTGTGAGTTGGTTTCCACCACCTAATATTCAGAACAATGTGGCTACAAGGAATGGGGTAAAGTACCCCGGGAACGAGCATCTTGGATCATTTGGCTGTGACCCATACGATATATCGGCAGTGGTTGGAGGTAGAGGATCTAACGGATCGCTACATGGGATGACCAAATACCACATGGATGACGCCCCGGTTAGTCAGTTTTTCTTAGAATACATAGCAAGACCTCAGACGGCTGAGATATTTTTTGAGGACGTTTTAATGGCTTGCGTGTTTTATGGGATGCCGGTGCTTGCCGAGAACAACAAGCCTCGTTTATTGTACCACTTTAAGAACAGAGGGTATCGTGCGTTTTCAATGAACCGACCTGACAGGATACTCAATAAGTTGAGTAAAACTGAAAGGGAGCTTGGTGGTATACCGAACTCTTCGGAGGAAGTAAAGCAAGCTCATGCTTCGGCAATTGAAACATACATAGAAAAATACATCGGTATTGACCTAACCGGAACCTATAGAGATCCGGATGAAATGGGTGCAATGCCGTTCATAAGGACTCTTGAAGATTGGGCAAAATTTGATATTAATGACAGAACTAAGCATGATGCTTCTATTAGTTCAGGTTTAGCTATTATGGCAAACCAAAAACATGTATATTTACCTGAGAAAAAAGAGTCGAAAATTAGTATTAATTTCGCAAGGTACACTAATGGTGGAACACTAAGTGAACTTATTAAATGAAAGATGTAGTAGTTAACATATCCGCAACAGGCTTTCCGGGTCAGTTTGTAACTGATGCAGAGAAAGCTTCCGATGCGTTTGGTCTACAGGTAGGTCAAGCGATCCAATACGAGTGGTTTCGCAAAGATGGTAATCAATGCAGATATTACAGTCAATGGCGTGATTTCCATAGACTGAGATTATATGCTCGTGGTGAACAGTCTGTGCAGAAGTATAAAAATGAACTTGCAATAGACGGAGATTTGTCATATCTAAATTTAGATTGGACGCCTGTACCTATTTTACCAAAGTTTGTAGACATTGTTGTGAATGGTATGTCAGATCGCTTGTTCAAAGTGAAAGCATACGCACAAGATGCAATGTCACAATCAAAGCGCAGCAAGTACCAAGATATGATCGAGGGACAGATGGCTGCGAAAGATGTTCTTACTACTATTCAACAAGAAACGGGTGCCAATCCATTTATGATGGACCCTGATGAGCTTCCTGAAACTGACGAAGAATTATCACTATATATGCAGCTTAATTATAAGCCTGCAATTGAGATTGCTGAAGAAGAAGCGATCAATACACTATTTGATGAGAATCATTATCAAGATACACGTAAGCGTATTGACTACGATATTACTGTACTTGGTATTGGTTGTGCAAAGCACGAGTTCCTTCCCGGAGCCGGTGTTCAAATTTCGTATGTAGATCCTGCAAATATTGTATATAGCTATACAGAAGATCCATTCTTTCAGGATTGTTTTTATTGGGGAGAAATTAAAACGCTTCCAATTACAGAGTTGTTGAAGATTGATCCAACACTTACACGTGAGCAGTTGCAAGAAATATCTATGTACTCTCAGAGTTGGTATGACTACTACAACGTAGCACGTTTTTATGAGAACAGTTTGTTCTATCGTGATACAGCAACACTTCTTTATTTCAACTATAAGAGCACCAAGAAAATTGTTTACAAGAAAAAAATTCTTGATGGTGGTGGAACAAGAATGATTGAGAAAGATGATCAGTTCAACCCTCCTTATGAAATGATGGAGGAAGGAAAGTTTGAAAAAATAGAAAAGACTATTGACGTATGGTATGAAGGTGTGATGGTTATGGGTACTAACATCTTGCTTAAATGGAAGATGTCAGAGAACATGGTAAGACCAAAGTCAACATCTCAACATGCGTTACCAAATTATATAGCGGTTGCACCAAGAATGTACAAAGGGGTTATTGAATCTCTTGTACGTAGAATGGTTCCATTCGCTGACTTAATTCAACTTACTCACTTAAAGCTTCAGCAGGTTATTGCTCGTACTGTTCCTGATGGTGTATTCATTGATGCCGATGGTCTCAATGAAGTAGACTTGGGTACAGGTCAGGCATACAATCCTGAAGATGCGTTGCGTCTTTACTTCCAAACGGGTAGCGTCATCGGACGTAGTTATACTCAAGAGGGAGATTTCAACAATGCAAGAATACCTATTCAGCAGCTTACCTCTAATTCGGGGGCTTCTAAAACACAGATGCTGATAGCAAACTACAATCACTACCTTGATATGATCAGGTCGGTAACCGGTCTGAATGAAGTAAGAGATGGCTCAACGCCTGATCCAAACGCATTGGTAGGGGTCCAAAAGCTCGCTGCACTTAACTCTAATACGGCTACACGCCACATTCTCGAAGGAGGCTTATTTATTTATAGGTCGCTTGCTGAGGCCCTTACCTACCGTGTTGCAGATATTTTGGAATACGCAGACTTTAAAGATGATTTCGCTAATAAGATAGGCAAGTACAATGTATCCTTACTCAATGAGATTAAGGATTTGTACATATATGACTTTGGTATATTTATCGAGGTATCTCCGGATGAAGAGCAGAAAGCTCAGCTTGAGGCCAACATTCAAATGGCCCTGTCTAAGGGAGACATCAACCTTGAGGATGCCATCGACATCAGGGAAATCAAGAATATAAAGCTTGCTAATCAGTTACTTAAGGTTAAACGTGTAAAGAAACAAGACCGACAGGAGAAGATGGAGATGCAGAAGCAGGCCATGATGGCTCAGCAACAACTTCAATCTCAGCAGATGGCGGCACAAACGGCTATGCAAAAGATTCAGCTTGAGTCTCAGGCCAAGATGCAGCTTAAGCAAGCCGAGGTAGCTTTCGATATTGAGAAGCTAAGAGCTGAGGCTGAGATGAAGCGAATGCTCATGAACGAGGAGTTCCAATACCAAATGCAGTTAGGTGGTCTTAAGGAGACCGCTATAATGAGCAGGGAGGATATGAAGGAGAAAGAGAAGGCAAGAAGGATTAGTCAGCAAAATACGGAGCAATCCAAGCTGATTAACCAAAGAAAAAACAACCTTCCTCCTATGAACTTCGAGTCTAACGAGGACACGCTTGACGGGTTTGATTTAGCAGAATTTGAACCTCGATAGGAAATATAGTTTTTTTGTATAAATTTGTATCAAATTAAATCTAATTAAATGGAAATCAAAGTAAGAGCTCTTGACTCATCAGAAGGTAAAAGCATACAGGAAGTTGAAAAAGAACTTCTTGAAAAGCATGAGAAGGAAATGAACGGTGAACAGACGAACGATATAAAAATCGACACGTCAAACCTTGAAACTTCTACAGAACAAACCAAAGAAGATGAGCCTGAACTAACAGAAGAACAAGTTCTTTCATATATTGGAAAACGCTATAATAAGCAGATAAACTCTTTTGATGAGTTGGTATCAGAACGACAAGAGTCTGATCCTCTCCCTGAAGACGTAGCTGCTTATATGAAATTTAAGAAGGAGACAGGCCGTGGGTTTGATGACTTTATTAAAGTCAACAAGGACTACGATGAAATGGAGCCTGATCAAGTTCTTCGTGAATATCTTGCTTCTACACAGAAGGGTCTTGACAAAGAAGACATTGATGTGTTAATGGAGGACTACTCGTACGATGAAGACATTGATGATGAGTCTAAAATTAAGAAGATAAAGATCGCACGTAAAAAGGCTATTGCGGAAGCCAAGAATTACTTCAACGAACAGAAGGAGAAGTACAAACTGCCTCTTGAGTCAAGAGCAAATGGTTTGTCTCCCGAAGAGAATGAGGAGTATGAGGCATACCGTCAATATACACAGCAGGCAAAAACCCTGAATGAAGAAAACAACCGGAAGCGTAAGTGGTTTGACCAAAAGTCTGACGAAGTCTTTAGTAAAGAGTTCAAAGGTTTTGAGTTCAACATTGACGACAAGAAGATTTTGTTTTCTCCCGGTTCTGCGTCAGAATTAAAAAAGGTTCAATCAACACCAACAAACTTTATTAATAAGTTTTTGGATGATCAGGGCTTGATTAAGGATGCAGCAGGATACCATAGGGCTTTGTCAATTGCAATGAACCCCGATAGGTTTGCCAAGTTCTTTTACGAACAAGGACAAGCTGATGCGACAGATGATGTAATGCGCAAGACTAAAAATATAAATATGTCAGAGCGTAGAGCACCTGAAGTTGTAAATAAGGGGGGAGTGCAGGTGAAAGCGGTCGCACCGGATTCCGGCAGGAGTCTCAAAATCCGCAGCATTAAAAAAATCTAAAATTTAAAATTTACAAAAATGGCAGTTTTACCTTCACCGGGTTATCAGCTTCAGCCAAGTGCGGAGCAGGTGCCCCTTTCGACAAACTATATTACCAACTTTAACTTCTTGAATCAGTATCTTCCTGATACTTACGAGAAGGAGTTCGAGCGTTATGGTAATCGCACTATCGCATCTTTCCTTCGTATGGTAGGTGCTGAAATGCCTTCTAACTCAGACATGATTAAGTGGGCTGAACAAGGACGTCTTCACACTAAATATGTGAACTGCGACTCTTCTGCGGCTGCTGCTGCAGATTCTGCTACCATCACTGTAAGCGATGCTAACGTAAGTGGTATTGCTATCCGTGCCGGTCAGACTGTATTTATTTCTGACAACGCTACAGGTCTTTCTAACAAGGGTATCGTTACTGCTGTGAACACCACTGCAGGTACTTTCGATGTTGCTTACTACGAAGCCGGTGGTCAAACTTTCTCAGGCACAGCCGTTCTTTCTGTATGGATCTACGGTTCTGAGTTCAAGAAAGGAACTGTTGGAATGATCGGTTCTTTGGAAGCAGAAGATGAGATCTTCGACAACTCTCCAATCATCATCAAGGACAAATACGCTGTAAGCGGTTCTGACATGGCTCAGATTGGATGGGTAGAAGTAACAACCGAGAACGGTGCTACCGGATACCTTTGGTATTTGAAGAGTGAGCACGAAACTCGCTTGCGTTTTGAGGACTACCTTGAGACTGCAATGATCGAGGCTGTTCCTGCTGAGTCAGGTTCAGGTGCTGCTAACGCTTCACTTAACCCACTTTACGGTAACAAAGGTTCAGAAGGTATCTTCTACGTTGTTAACGATCGTGGTAACGTATGGGGCGGTGGTAACCCAACTACCCTTGTAGACTTTGACAGCATCATCTCTCGTCTTGACAAGCAAGGTGCAATCGAAGAGAACGTAATCTTCGTAAACCGTGCCTTCAGCTTTGACATTGACGATATGTTGGCTGCTCAAAACAGCTACGGAGCAAACGGTACATCTTACGGTTTGTTCGACAACGACAAAGACATGGCATTAAACCTTGGCTTCACAGGCTTCCGCAGAGGTTACGACTTCTACAAGTCTGATTGGAAGTACTTGAACGATCCTACCATGCGTGGTGGTCTTCCTACAGGTGCTCAAGCCGCAGGTACTGTAACAGGTCTTTTGGTTCCTGCAGGTTCTACATCTGTATACGACCAAATCCTTGGCAAGAACGCTAAGCGTCCGTTCTTACACGTTCGCTACCGTGCTTCTGAGACTGAAGACCGCCGTTACAAGACTTGGATCACAGGTTCTGCCGGTGGTGCTCAAACAAGCGATCTCGATGCAATGGAGGTTAACTTCCTTTCTGAGCGTTGCGTTTGTACTTTGGGTGCTAACAACTTCGTGTTGTTCCGTTACGGTTCATAAGCAAGCAATCAATAAAGGGTGGGGTGCCAAACGGCACTCCCCCTTATTTTAAAAATCTAATCAAATTAAAATTTAATGAAAAAGAATATAGTTCCTGCTGACAGGATATATAAACTAAAAGGAGATTCTGCTCCTCTATCTTACACTATCCCTTCTCGAAATACAAGACGATTCCCACTATTGTGGTTTGATGAGGAAAACAATGTCAATAGACCACTCAGATATGCCGTTAATCAAAAGACCCCTTTTGAGGATGAGCAAGATGGAAACGCCATTGTTGAGCCTATTATATTTGAGAATGGATTCCTTCAGGTTCCTAAAAACAACCCGGTCCTACAACAGTTCCTCTACTACCACCCCCTTAATGGGCGTACCTTCGTAGAGGTTGATACTGAGAAAGATGCAGCTAAAGAAGTTGAAAGTTTGAGTGCCGAAGTAGATGCTTTGGTTCAGGCTCGTCAGCTATCTGTAGAGCAGCTTGAAACAGCAGCAAGGGTTCTGTTCGGTAAAGATCCTTCAAGATTTACAACAGCAGAATTAAAGCGTGATGTTTTGGTTTATGCCAAAAAAGACCCTGTTGGGTTTATAAATATGCTTAGCGATCCAATGCTTAAGCTTCAATCCAATGTACACGTGTTCTTTGAAAACAAGCTTTTGACGTTCAGAAATGGCCAAAAAGAGGTGTGGTTTAATACTGTTTCCAATAAGAAAAAGATGTTAACTGTTCCTTATGGTCAGGACCCATACTTTACAATTGCCGAGTTCTTAAAGACTGACGATGGAATTGACGCTTTAAAAATGCTTGAAAATAATTTACAGTAGGTTTTAAGTGATATAAATTGTAGCTTAGAGGGGGATTTAATTCTCCCTCTTTTTTTTGTTTATCTTTGTAAAAAGCGAATAATGATAAATTCCGTAAGAAATACAGTCTTATCTATTCTGAACAAGAATAACTACGGATACATATCCCCATCCGATTTCAATCTGTACGCCAAACAGGCTCAGCTTGAGACCTTTGAAGAGTATTTTTCTGAGTACAATAAGATCTTAAATATGGAGAACCTTCGTACATCAGGAACAGGATATGCCGACATACGCAAAGCGATTGAAGAAGCAATGGAATTATTTTCAGTAACATCAACACTATCGCAAGTTGCTCCTGCCACAAACAGATTTTATCTTCCTTCTCCTACTACTACAGGGTTTGATTATTTCATGATCAATAAGGTGCTTTGTTATGACGCATCAGTAAGCCCACGAGTATTTAAAGGAGAAGCAGAGAAGATAACGCATACCAAAATCACAATGCTTAATACGTCAAACCTTACTGCTCCAACAGAACAGTACCCTGCGTATACGCAAGAGAATGGTATTATGACAGTTTATCCATCAACTATCAATCTACCGAATGAAGTTGAAGCAAATTATTTTAGGTATCCAAAAGATCCTAAGTGGACCTATATTTCGTTAACAAATGGTGAGCCGGTATTTGATCAGTCTCAGCCTGACTATCAAGATTTTGAAGTTCCTTATGAAGATGAGTTTAAACTTGTGACAAAGATTCTTCAATACGCAGGAATGTCTATTCGTGAGATAGCCGCTGTTCAATTTGGGGCAACTGAAGAACAAAAACAATCAGTATAATCATGTCGTATATTAGTCAATATCAATACTACGAAAACGGTGGCAATCAACCCACAGATGCCAATTGGGGCTCATATCAATATGTGAGTCTATTTGACATTGTCAACAACTTTATGTTGATGTATGCAGGAAACCACTCGCTCGTAAATAATGAAGAAAGATTCAAGATATTATTTCACGCTAAGCGTGCTGTGCAAGAACTTAACTATGATGCGTTCAAGCAGATAAAAGTATTAGAGCTTACAGTTGATGATACACTTAGGTATATTCTACCTTCAGACTACGTTAATTGGGTAAGAGTAAACTTGTATAAAGACGGTTACCTTAGACCACTTACAGAAAATATTCAGATACTATCATCACTTGCATACTTGCAAGATCAAACCGGAAAAATTTTATTTGACCAAGATGGCAACGCACTATCTCCTCAATTTTCTCAAATTGATTTGCAGCGTTTAGAGGGTATTAAGAAAAGCATTTACCTTAATCCACAAAGCCAATACTATGGACAAGAGGGATGGGATATTGATGGTGTTTGGTATTTTGAATATGGTCTTGGTGAGCGTTATGGTCTCAACACAGAGACTGCAAACTTCAATCCAACATTTGCGATTGACACAAGATCAGGTGTGATAAACTTTAACGCTGACATGTATGGTCAGTCTGTTATTCTTGAATACATCTCTGATGGTATGGAGAATGGCAATGACGCATTGGTTAGTGTTAACAAACTATTTGAAAAATATATTTACGCATACGTTCAATACGAGATACTTAATTCAAAGCTTGGTGTACAAGAGTACATTGTGGCTCGTGCTCGTAAAGAAAAAGCAGCACTGCTTCGTAATGCTAAAATAAGAATGAGTAACATTCATCCGGGTAGACTTCTTATGAACCTACGTGGGATGGACAAGTGGTTAAAATAATATGGCGAATATAACAAGAAACTTTACAGCAGGTAAAATGAATAAAGTCGTTGATGAACGACTTATTCCTGATGGCGAGTACATAGATGCTCTTAATGTTCGCATGGGCTCAACAGAGCAATCTGAGATTGGTGTCATTGAGAATACAAAAGGAAAT